TGTAAACGAGGAGTAAATGCTTCTTCTAATGCGATTTTAGCGTTAGCGATAGCAGTTTCACGTACAGCTTTAGCATCAGCAATTGCTTCTTTCAACAATTTTGAACTTGCCATTTGTTTCCTTATTTATCGGATTTCTGAAGTCATTGTATTTGTGGACTTCAATAGAATTTTTTATTGGCGTTTCGGTCACTACACATAAAGGTGAGTATTCATTACCAATGGAAAACGTATATAAAATACGTTATTGTATCAATAAATATGTAAAAGTTTAGGAAAACGTAATTTTTCTAAAAAATTCTTTAGAAAAGATAAATAAATCCAGAATGTTTATCTGATTTAAGTTTTTGGCGGATACGCTCATCTGAACAACCAAAGTGATTGGCTGCTTCTATAATTGAATAAAATTGAACACCTTCACATTCTATAATTGGAAGTTGTAATTGTATCTTTGAATAAGTTTGTTCATCAAACATATCATCATAACTAATATCATTACGATTTACTTTTTTCCAATGACGATATACAGGATTATTTGATTCAAAATAATTTCTTGCATCAGATTCGGATATTCCTAATTTATCTGATACTTGCTTTGGATTCTCAAAAGGAATTCCATCAACTTCATATTTAATTTGTGGTTTTGTTTCCTCACCAATGATTTGCCACTCTTTGTATTTGGATTTAGTTGAACGACATCTTCTCTCAACTTCGGTAGCTACTAATGTATTTGGGTCTATTGAAATAGCTGCTTCTCTAAATGATTTGTATTGTTTACCATCTACTACACATTGATAAGTTCCATCAAATTCAATATCTTCTGCGGCAATATCAGGGTTTCCTTTTACGAATACTAATATGTTTTGATGAACCGATGCTACCTTACGATTTCTTTTGAAGTATGTATCAACCACTCTAGCAGCCTGATGTTGTGAATTGAATAGAATCATATCATTATAGAAGTGTAATCCAGCTTTCTCACAAGCTTGGATAGTTTTAGATACTAACCCTCTATACTTTCCTATTTTGTAATTTCCAGTTAGGGATTGTTCTCTTACTTCCGATACCACTACTGCAAAGAATCTATTGTTCTTTAACTTTTTTGCAGCCTTTCCTAATATACTGAAATACTTCTCATCAAACTCCGTATCTTCCATAGTTGATATGTCCAACGGATTATCACTATAAACTTCTAAATCATAATAAGGTGGACAGGTAAAAACAAAATCAAATTGTTCATCACCTAAATAATCTAACATCTCATCACTATCACCAGTTACCCACTTTGGTTTAGATGATTGCTTTCGGTTTTCTTCTATTTGTTGTTTGGATAAATCAATACCCATATACTCATATCCCATTTCAGTTGCCACAATACCTCTAACACTTCCGCCGGCAAATGGGTCTAAAATCTTACCTTTTTTTGGAGTGAACCATTGATACATATGCTCACAAAGGGTTGCATCAAATATTGAAATTGTATTATCTTCCCAGAAACGGGCTCTACTATCGGTATCTTCCCTACCTAATTCTGATTGAATATTGTAGGTTTGTATCCAGTACCTCTTACGGTCCTGCCATTCTTTAGTTTTTGTATCTAATATTGAGAAAGGCTTAATCATATGTAAATATACGAAAAAAGCTTGGAATAACCAAGCTTTTATCAAAAAATATTTTATTAAATTTACTTATTAAAGACCAGTCGTATCTAATTCAGCGTCTGCATGCATTTGTTGAAGGTATTCTTCTTCCATATCTCTTAACTGAACTAAATTCTTTTCATATCCCTTAATTTGATTAGTTAATTTGATAAGGATTTGTTTTAACTTTTCTTTTTTAGCAGGGTCAGTTTCACTATTATAAGGAACTACTGCTTTTTTTCTATCAGCCATTAATTCTTTAATCTTTTTTTCAACTGCTGCTGTTTTTACAAAAATCTTTGGAGTTCTACCACTAATTTCTTTTACTACCGATTCATTAGGTACACAATTTGGAACTTGTCTACCACCTTTATCTTTCATACCAACTTGCTTATATCCTTTCCAACAAGGTGATGCTTCTTTTATTGATTCATCTACTATTTCTACACCTTGTAAATATGTTCCAAGTTTATCATCATATTTCATAATATAATGAACACCATCCATTCCAATATGTTTATTATATTTAGGAATTTTAGACCATTCTTTTTTACTAATAGTATGTTTTAATTTTTTAGGTGCTTCGTTAATATTTTCGTTTGAATCACCATATTCGTGATAGTTTCCAGATGCTTGAGAAATTAAGTTTTCTGCTTTAGCTATATGGTCTTGAATCCAAGCCGGAATTTGTTTTTCGTCCTCACCCATTTTAGCTTTCAATTCCGTTGCCATTTTAATAATGGTATCTATTGAATTATTTGCCATAGAAACTTCATGGTCTTCACCTTCCGCTTCATTAACGAATGCTGTTGCAAATGGATTAGAAACTACTTTACCCATTTCAAATTTACCAAATGCTTTTTGTGATACCAATCCTCCTAAACGAATCATAATTATTTCTTTTTATTTCCTAATCTTTCATGCATTGTATCAGTACTGATATCTGCAATTTCATAGTAACGATTTAAGATGTGACCCATATCTTCATATAAAGAATGTAATCTTTCATCCATTGCTTTTGCTTCAACAGCAAATTTATCAAATGATTTACCTAATTTATCCAATTCTTGCATATTTCTTTTTACAGTCACATTATCGAACCAATCACCACTCTCTCTTAGAGTCATTTCCTTTGCAGCCTCAACGATAGCACCTAATGTATCAGCTACTTCACTCATATCTGATTTTCTTTTCATTTGGTCTTGAAAAGTATTGTAAGTAGAAATAATTTCTAAGAAGTGTTTTTTAACTTCGTTTGATAATTTTCTATCTTCTAAATTTTCAGCTAAGCTGAATTTACCATTTACTATCTTTACTTCTTTCAAGTTAGTTTTACGGATATCATTGTATGCTTTAGATACCTTAGTTCCTTTTGGTGCATCAACTTTTAAGGTTATCTTATTGTTGTGTACAAAATCGTATATGTCGAAATTCTTTGCCATTATTATGCTATTTCAGTTATTATTTCTCTCATTAAATCCTGTGCTTTGCAGTACTCACCACAAACATCAGTTCCTATTTTTTGTAAACCTCTATTAACAGATTCGTTTACAGGCACCATAAATGCACCATGTGTAGATGGGTTAGATACAAAGTCCCAACCAATCAATTCAAAGTCATCCTGAACCTTTACTTTACCTTCTCCGATATTAGTTACCGAACCCATGCCTCTTGATGAGATACCTAATAGGATTCCAGCTTTTAATAATTCTTTTAAGATATTACCAGATGGAGTTGGTAGAATTTCTACTGTCCCACAAAGGTCATCACCTTCCCAATGTATTTCTCTTACGTTATGAGATACGTTCTTTAAATTAATTACAGTAGAGTCAGGATGGTCTAATTCACCTAATGCTCTACGTTCTTTAATTAGTATTTCGTATTTCTTAGCCTCTCTCATTAATATTTCTCTAGGATATACTCTACCATTTTGGTTTTCAGCAGATGCTCTTTGTAGAACTCCTTTTACTAGGGTTCTTCCTCCTTCATCTTCGTTTACCCTACCTTCAAATAGGTTTGTTTCTATTAATAGTGATTTCATATTATACTGATTCATTATATGCGTAATAGCCGATACCTGATGGAGAAATTATTTTTCCAGAATTAAATGCTTTTTCAACTTTACTTTTTATTTTTTGAGCATCTTGCGATGTTCCAGTAGTTAAATAACTTATAACAACTTCATTACCAATAAGGAAACTAATTTCTAAAACAAAAGTAACAGGACTCTTTTTGTTAATTTTAATACCCTTTAACTTTAATGAATCTGAAGCTTCGTTTACTGATTCATTTGCTTTTTTACCAGCTCTTAAATCTGCCAAATCATCTGCTCCAATATCACCATCCTTATCAACATCTAATTTTTTTTGGCCACCAACTAATTCCTCATTCTTCTCACCCTTACCATTCCATGCGGTATCTATCTTATTGAAAAATGCTTTCTTTTCTTCATCACTCATAGATGGAATTGATTTACCAGACTTTTCCAATGCTTTGGCAAAGAATGCTTGATATTCTGATTCTTCAGTCATTACTTCCTTAACTAATTCTTTTAGTCTTTCTTTAGTTATTTTCATACTTTCTTTTTTGTTTGGTAGACCTTTATGTGATGTAGATGCGTAATCTTTAGCATCTTTTTTAGTCATTGAATCAGCTGCTTTCTCAACTTCTTTAGATGGTGCTTCCATGTCTCCTTTTTGTACTGCATGAACCATACCCATAAATCTTTGTTGTGCTTTTGATTGTGCTGGCATATTATAAAGTTCTAATTTTTTCTGAAAGATTCATTAATCTCTCTTTTATCTTATGTAAACTTTTATTTGTTCTTTTATAGTAATCTCCTTTCTTAACCCCACTCTCATTCTTTATTTTAGAATACCAGTTAACAAATTTCTCTACCTCACCCAATTGTTGTTTGATAGATGTTACACCTCTACTCATTTTAGCTTTAGGAGAACCTTCTTCTTTTTTAATTGCTAACCAACGATTTTCATTTAAACTAGCCTCATCATCAGCCTTTACCAATTCCATACCACTCTTATCTGCTATTTCACCAGAATCATTACAATCGGTTGCTGTTGGTTTTATTACTAATGGTTTTTTAGAATCAGCAGGAACATCGTTCTTTAACCAATCCTTTTCTTCACCAACAATTGTGCTTCCAGATAATTTAGCTAATTTAGCGTTCTTATCAGCAACATCAGATGGTTTTGTAAATGGTGCACCAGCACTACTTGTTATTCCTTCTTCTAAATCATCAACAACCTCACCACCAGTTACGTTAGCTAATCTTTTATTTTTCTTTGCAGTTTGACCAGGTTTAGAAAATGCAGCCGGTGTATTATATCCAGCTACATTACCAGTTACAGACATTTCGTCCAATTCTTCTTCAGATTGAATTTCTTTAACTATACTTCTGATTATTTCTTTTAATCTAGCTTCCATTATTTTACTTTAGATTTTAATTCTTTGATTAGCTCATACGAAAGCATAATAGATGAAACTTGATTATCAGATACAGATTTACCCATTTTCATTTTTTCTAAAACAGAAATAGTTTCAGATAATTTAATTGTAGTAACTTTATCTTCAACCTTTGCTTTTATAGATTTTAATTCAGATACTATATTTGGTAATTCTACTGAAATATAATCTTTAAATTTAGATGTATTTGAAATATTGTTTATATATTCCTTTAATAAATTCTTTTGTTTTGAATCTAAATTTGTATATTTTTTATTAAATGTTTCAACAAGAATCTTATAGGTTAATAATCGTAGGTCTTTATCTTGTTGCTTATAGGTTTCTATTAATTTAGTATCTTCTACTTTGTTAGTTTTAGTTGATGGTCTAGCTATAATATTTTCAATTAGGGTTACCTTAGAATTAAATACATCTTTAATATCATAGTTTTCGGACTTTTTAGATTCAAATACTTTATATATTGATGCCAATACTTTATAATTGGTAATTGGGGATGAAAGAAATTGCTCTAATTCAAATTTCTCATTAATTTGCTTAATAAGACTATACTTTTCTTTTGATAATTTAACCTCATTCAATTTAGAATGTGCTTGAGATACAGTATCTACAAACATTTCAGCTTTACTTTCAGAATTGTATTTTTCTTTTAATAGTAAATCATAAAGACGTAATTCTTTATTTAATTCCGTACCTGCGGCAAAGAATTCTTTTACTATGTTTTTTGCGTTCTCAGTTTTGTCCCCATTAAGTACCTCTAATGTTATTTGTCTTACTAAAAGCTCAAATAACACCCCAGTATTCTTAACTTTGGAATGTTTTATTTTTTTCATTTATTACCCTATGTTTAACCTACGTCTATAAACTAACACATATAAATATAAACTTTTTAATGTTTATTAAAATTTAGTGTCATCTAATATGTTTTTTTCATCTAAAAGGTCCGTTTTTTGTGTTTTTTCACTTAAAATTTTCTTTTTTGCTGAAATACCATTAATATATTCTTTTGCAACTCGTTTATTTGATTCAAATGTACGAGTTTCTCTTTTTCTTTCTTTTTCGTTTTCTTTGTTACCCAATGGGTCTCTACCTAATGGGTGTTTATCCTTTCCGTAGGTATTTCCCTCTCTTGGCCTACCACCTTTATTATCTACAATCTCCTGCTTCATTTTTTCAATCTCCTCCTCCACATTTTGTTGTTGAGGTGGATTGGCCGGGTCTTGTCCTTGTTGTTCGATTGAGTTATAACGGAAACGGTCTTTAAGGTCTAATATCATCTTAGCTCTTTCCATATCTATCTCATCTTCACTCATACCAAATACATTATTATAAACCCAATCAGTAGACATCATATTAAGTCCCTTAAGGTCGGATGCTAATCTAGTCTTCTCACTCCAAAGGTTTACTTTCTCTTGCTCATATATTGTAGATGAATTAGTTAAAGTAAGTTGAAAGTTTGTCATTTCAGCATCATCAATTCCTTGGGATGCTAAGTGAACTATTGCTATTTTATATAATTCACTAACAACAGTTCTTTGAATTCTTTCAATAGTTCTAGCAAAACGAACATCTTGAGCTGCAAGAGTTGCTTTACCACTAATACCTTCTTCGTATCCTAAGAATGCTTTTGGTATTTTTAATGCACTAAATAATTTTGCTTTTAAGTAATCTATATCTTCAGTTGCAGTATAATCCAGTCCAGCTAAATTTTCAATTGCCGTACCACTATCTCCACCTCTAACAGGTAAGAAGAAATCTTCGGTAAGATTCTGAATATTGTACTTTAAGTTGTAATCTCCACTATTTTTATCAACAAACGGAGTTTTCTTCATTTTGTTGATAATCTTTTGCATATAGTTATCAACCTCTTGTGGATTGATGTTACCAATATCAATTTTGAATACTCTCTTTTCAGGTGCTCTCATAATACGATGAATTAACATCGCATCTTCCATAAGTGATAATTGTTTCCAAACTCTACGACCACCTTCAATCATTGCTTTACCATATGGTAGAAAGTTAGTATCTGATAACATACGAAAGTGAGCCATTTCATAATTCTCATATTCTTTTTTACCAAATCTATCTAATTCAACTTTAAACTTAACATAGTTTTGATTGCTAGGGTCAGTACCTTCTAATCTTTCAGTATTATATACCGAATAAGGTAATACATTTACAATACCTTTACCTTCTGCAATTTCCAATGCTAAAAAGAAATCTCCGTATTTAACTAAGTTTCTTACCCAAGGCCACAAATTGAATTCTATATTTATTACATCGTAGAATAAGTTATGTAGGATTGAACTTACATTTTCGTTTGATGATTTGATTGTCAATACATCACCATACTCATCTTTAGTAGTTGATTCATCAGCGTATATATCTAATGCCGATGCTATTATTGGGTCATTATCCATAGCATCATAATCTCTGAATAATTCTCTACGAACCTGATGGTATGCCATTGATTGTGCACCCTGATTCGTTTCATTAAAAGACCTTTGTAACTTTGTATATCTATCTCTAAGATTTACGAAGTTTGTATTCATCTGGCGTTCATCCGTATCCACAACCTTACGTTTACCATCTTTATCAACGGTTACGATAGCTTGGGTTGAGAATAACTTCTTTAACCTACCAAAAAAACTTCTATCATCCAATTCTTGTTCTGCCATAATTTATTATTATTTTCTACAAAATCCTATTTTGACATTATATGATATAAATATCGTAATTTATCAAAACACTACAACCATTGAGTTAAATCTTCAAATCCATCACCAGCTCTCATTCTCCACGGGTCATCATCCATAGTATTTCCACCACCATATATACCATTATATGTATGCGAAGTAATACCACCAACTGCACTTTTAGTTAAATCAATTCCTTCTTGTCTTAAACGAAGTGCTGTATCTCTGACCCACAAACCAATTGAAAATGCCATTGTTAAGTCATCATTATAACCTTTCATAGCCTCTGCTCTACCATTCATATAGACAAATGTAAATAACTCATCTATTAAACGAGAAGAACGAATTGTAATTGATTTTTCTCTAAAGTAATCAGTTAATTTAGATATAATTAAAGGTCTAGTTTTAGAAGTGGTTGAAAATCCAGCTACTAATCCTCTATCTTCAGCTCTATATCTATTTGTCATTTGATTTTCAGTATCAATATATTTTAAATCCTTACTCATATAGAATAAGTTTTTATAATCTCTATCAATTACTTGCTGAATTGTTGCCCAACCAATATTTGCATTCTCTATCACAAGAAGTGCATCATTGTATTCCGTTGAGAGTGCTACTAAGAAATTTCCAAAATCTTTTGTATCAACTTTACCTTTATATTCAGCTACTTGAGTTGCGTTTACAATATCAATTACATGACATGTAGAATAATCGGCTCCATCTCCTCTAGCCACATCGGCAACTACCATATATGATTTAGAGTAATCAGGGTGTTCCCATTTCCAAAGGTTTCCATCAAATCCACCTTTCTCAATTGGGTCCTGTATATATGTTTCTTTATAGAACATTAACGTTTCCGGTTCAATTACCGTTTCACCAGAACTTACAAAGTCACAATCACACTCTTGAGCTGCTTTCTTTATTCCTAATAATTCTTCTTGCTGGTCTCTCCATTTTTGGTCTCTTTCAGGATGTACTGTCCAATGTAATCTTATTGTATTAAATGGGTTTCTACTTTCCTCAGCTCCTAACCAAGTTTGGTGAAACCAATTACCCACACCATTGGGAGTCGATAATGCAATACAACTACCACCCGTTGAAAGAGTTGATTGAGCTGCCACCCAAATCTCATCAATATCATCAATGAAGGCGGCCTCATCAAATATTAGAAGTGATAATGCTTCAGAACGTCCTGCGTCTGGAGAACTAGCAATAGCCTTAATTTGAGAACCATTTGTTAAACGAAGGGAAAGTTTGTTATCTTCCATAGACCCGTTCTTAAGCCAACTAGGAAGCAATTCATGCATCACTCTTACCTTTGTCACTAAGTTCTTTGCCACATCTTGCTTTGTTGCAATAACCAATACGTTAAAATCGGAATTGAATATCATTTTCCAAAGTGCATATCCAGCCGATAAAGTTGAAATACCAGTTTGACGTGATTTTAGAACTATATTAAATCTATTACTTGCGAATTGTGTTAGAGTCTTTTCCTGAAATGGAAATAGGTGAAATGGTATCTTACCTCTCACCGGATGCTGAATCATACAATACTTCTTCATAAAGTGTATTGGGTCAGTAGCACACTTTTTGTATTCTTCTGCAATAATCTCTTTTAGAGATTTCTTTTGTGTTATACCAGTACTCATACTAATCGTTAAGTGGTCTTACTAAATCGTAATTTTTATCTTTTAATTTATCGTAAGCCTCATTTCTTAATTTAGTAGCTTGTTCAATTTCTCCTTCAAACTTAATAATTTCCAAAAGGATTTCTGCTTTAAGTTCTTCAACATCTCTTTCCATATTCCAAGTTTCAATTTTACCATCTTCTTGAACTACTTCATAAGTTTGTTTTGCATCTCTATAAGCTTGTTTAAATTGAGCTACTATATCATTACCATGTGCAATCATATTAGAAAATATTTTATAATTTTCATATGCTTCCCACAACCCATCTACTTTAATTTGAGATTCTTTTATTGTAAGACAATGTAAACAATATCCTGTTTTAGATATTAACTTTTTATCAACTCTACCTATTTTTATTGTTTTACAATTATCCGATTTACAAGTATTTAACTTATCTAAATAAGCTCTTGCATCAGCCATTATATCGCCCAATTCTGATGTTTGTACCTTACCAGCCTCTAATTGCTCCCAAGATTTACCATCATCATCAGTCCATTTTTCACCAACCTTACGTTTTATAATTTCTTTATCTGCTCCAGAAAATGAAATAAATGATTCCTTTTCATATTCAGCACCATGCATTACCATATCCACCAACTTTCTACGTGTTGGATGCATAAACTTTTTATTGAATTCCTTTGCCATATTACTTACAATATATTTGTATATATAAGTATATCAAAATTCAGAAAACGATTATTTATCGAAGAAAATTCCTAAAATTTGATTTAGGGGTGCGAATGCACCTGTAAGTTTGTATGTGTTACCCCCATAGACAAATACAATACCTTCGTTTGGTACAATCTTATTAAATCCACCCAACGCATTTAATCTTTGTAACTCCAGTTTAAGTTTTTCAACTTTCTTAGGGTCACCACTTGCTTTTACTTGAGATATTGTTGATTGTAAACGAGCTACCATTTGTCTTTTGGCAGAATCAGGGTTTGCAGTAAGTACTGATTCCATAAATGATAATACATCTGCACCAACTCCTAAGAATATCTCCTCAAATCTCATTAGATTTTGTTTTGATATCTTTTGTTGGTCTTGTTTATCAGTTTGTTCAGCCCAAGCTCTTAATTTAGGGTCTTGTATTGTTGCTATTCTAAATGATTTATCATTAAATGCCCATCTTTTTACCAATCCTATTTTTTCTTGTGCATCTAATTTTTTTCCACCCTTTTCTACGAACTTACTCCACCAAGCCTGATGATAATCCGCTACACCATCGTTATCAGATAATCCAAATTCCGATTGTAGTTTTGAAATCATTCCCAAATATTTTCCTTGCAATTTAGACAGGTCTTCGGATTTAGGTAACTTAGTCATTGGTGGTCCTTGTATTGTGTACTTAGATTGAACATGTGCGTTTACTTGCTTAATCATACCACCTAATATAGATGCTGCTTGTTGATTTTCACCTACAATAGTACCAGCATCATCATACTCAAATGTACCATGAAATACTAAAAGTGGTTGGTTATAAGGAATTACGTTTACTGATGTTGGGTATATTACTTCCAAATTCATAAAACATGCACCATCTTTAAAAATCTTCTTTCTTTGTGGTTCGGATAGGGCTGCTATTGCTTTTGATAAATCTTGCATAGCGAAGTTGTATGCATCGGTTAATCCACCTCTACCAGCAAACTTATCTGCTACCTGTCCTATTGTCATAGCACCAGCTCCTTTGCTCTTTAGATGTGATTTGTTACGAGCTGCAACTAATCTACCATTTACCCAACTAACCGCTAATGCCTGCCCATCAGTCTTCTCTCTAGTCAATTCTAAATCACCATTAAGTGCTTTAGTTACAATTGATTTAAGGTCACCAAATGTAAGGTTCATTTCAATATCAAACGGATGATTCATATGACCATAAGCCCCACCTTCCAATAATAGTGATTCGTTTACTGATTCTTTCTTTAAACTTCTTTTTTGAAGAACTAATTGGTTTATTTGAGAAAATATATCTGCAATATCTTTATCCAACTTCTTTTCATCCGCACTCATTGGAGATTCTATATCAACATTAGAATAAAGTTTTTTCTTTTTTGCAATTAATACATCTGCTTTTTTAAGTAAATCAGTTTTTACTTTATCTAAATCTTTTAGTATTTCGGATGAAGTAGCTTCATTTGTAGATTCAAATGCAGATGGTGTTTTAATTTTTCTCCAACCTCCGCCAGGTGTTCTAAATATTCTAGCAGGTATTGGTAATGTAGAACCTATTGGAAGTTGTCTTTCATATCCTTTATCAACAAATATGATTTTAGTTATAAATTGATTTGTTTTATTATCAGAACCCACCAATTCAACTTCTACATTTACAGGTCTTCCACCAACTTTCATTTTACCAGCAAACAATTGTCCTTTTGTAAATCCTTCTTTTAAAAAATCAGATGGGGATTTTAAATTATATTTTTGAATTCGATTGTATTTATGAGTTTTTCCATCATTCTGCTGGTCAATTGGAAGTGTTTGGTCAGTTGCTTGTTTTTTTTCTATTTCAGATGGTTTTTCATATTTTAAACCCCATCCCTCTAAACTATGTAAATAATAATCTTGATTATCAAAATCATCCCAAGTTGTATTAAATGTGGCTCCTGATGTTGGAGTTCCATCAAGTACACCGCTTGTAGCTTCATCTATTGTATTTTCAATAGTTGCTAATTTATCGTAGTATTTTAAATCTTCCCATAAATGGTCCATTGCTATTTCCGCTGCATATCTTATATCAGATGTATGCTCCATTTCAACTTTAATACCTTTTGTAAGATATTCTTTTATTTTGGAAAGTTCTACATTATATTTGTTTGCTAAATCTTTTGTAGTTTTATTATTTGCTAACCCACCAGGAATTTTATCAATCTGAACTGCTATTTCGTATAAATTTGAATTATCATTACCACACTTATGGCATGTATATGGAGTTTTCCCACCTTCGGATTTCTTCCATTCCCAATCGCATTTAGAACATTGTATCATATCGGAATCAGCATTCTCACCAATTTTCTCATATCCACTCATTCCTTTGTTGTTAAGTTTTTTACTAACCTTCTTAACATCATCAGCTTTTGGTGCTCCATTAATATATCCACCAGGTAAACTTAAACCAATACCAGCCCCACCACCAAGTCCCATCTCCTTTAAATTTTCCTTCTTAGGTATTCTGAATGTTACTGCTTTTTTACCATTGATTGTTGGCATTCCCCACTCATCTTCACCTATTGATTTAACAAGTACTTTTTTGTTTTTAAATTTACCCATTAACAAAGTATCACCAACTTTTACGTTTAATTTGATTTCTTCATTAATACATTCTTTAAGTTTTTTCAACTTAAGAGTAATCATTTTGAATATTTGGTCATCAAACTTAGGATAAGCTTTTGTAAAGTTTTTCTTTCTTTCTTCCTCACTACCAGCACTTAACCAATAACGAACATCAGTACCACTAATAGGATTTGATTGAGATGGTGATGCGTAAACATATCCTCTAACTAAATAGGGTTCTTCTACTTTACCTTTATATGGAGTAAAGTATTTACCACCCAAACGATTTTCATCCTTTTCACCAACTACAACTATTAAAGCAGTTTTATCTTCATTATATTTGTTTAGGATTTCGGATGGAGCATATGGATTTTTAACATTAACAATTTTAGATGATGGTATCCCAAACATCTTCATCATTATTGCTTTTTTTTCGTTAAAATTAAATGGAGATTTTTTTGAATCGGTAACATTAGAAGTTCCGATGTAAACACTATCAGACCCGAATTTCTTTACAAGGTTTTGATATGTTGCGAAATGACCCTTATGGAAAGGTTGAAAGCGGCCCGAATAGACAACTATTTGCTTGTCTATTGGAGCCGCTTCCAATAATATTGATTCTACTAAAAAATTTAATAATTCTCCCATTATATAGTTGTTGCTATATAAATATTAGATATTATTCTTTTACAACTTTCAAGTCAGATGACTGTTGTTGTCTTTCTTGTGCTTGTTGTTCTTCTAATTGTTTTCTTGTTGGTGCACCAGGTTGATATTGAATTGTACCTTCTTTTAGGTTAATTCTACCTTGTGGGTATTGGTCATCCAAAGAGTCAACAATTTCTTTCATTTGATTGTTAGCTGCTTTAAATTCATCTTCAGCTCTTTCAACAATATCATCTAAACGAATAAGTTCTTCACTTAATTCCTTTTTACGAATGTAAATTTGACCAAAATCCGAAATAAGTAAATTTATTTTACCATTAAGTTCGTTCATTGATTTAAGAACATCTTCTTCAATTTTTGCAATTGCAATTTCAATTGATTGTGTTTGTGGGACGTTATCTAATCCTGCCATAAAATATTGTTTTTAATTGTTTATATATATAAGTATATGTTTTTTTTATTTTTTTATAAAAATTTTTCCAATTCTTTTATCACCTGATATGATGATATTGATTTAGTGCATTCAAATTGTCTATCAGTTCCTTTGTGGTCTGGGCACCAATTCCAATCACCTGAGTCTAATCGTAATCTATTAAAACACCCCTCACATTTTCCTTGTGGAGCTCCAATTCTTATACAATCTTGCATTTCTGCCCATTTATAAGAAAATCCACTAATTAGTACAGTAGGTACATCTAATGCCCAACTCAACCAACTCAACCCACTACCAATACCAATGAATGCTTTTGATTTTTTCATTTCATCCATTACTAATTCAATTGGGCCGTTTGGATGTTTTACTATTCCACTGGGTAATTTATTTCCCATATAGTTATCACCTTCCTTTGAAAGTAATTTAACTGTGTATCCTCTATCATTTAACCAATCAACAACTGCCTGCCATCCTTCTGGATTATTCCAAAATTTAGGTTGTGCAGTCCCATGTATTGCAATACAAACTTGCTTTATATTAGTATCTATTTTTGTATTTATTTCTTTTATCTTTGGTTTAACTTGAACAAAATCCAATCCCAAAATATCAGAACACATCTTTTGCATTGTTTGTGTTTTTGGGTCTGCTGGGTTTTTATGTAAATTTATTTCATCATTATCTCCATAAAATATTCCAATTGTGTACATAGCGTATAAATTGTAAACCTCCGTACCAGGATTTACAAATTCTATGTTTTTATATTTTTCCATAAACATATTATTCATAAATGTTGATGTTACAATTTCACAATTATGTTTTTTTCTAAATTCCTCAACATATGGAAACCAAGCTAAACTATCTCCCAATGCTTTTGAATCTAATGAAATATAAACACGTTTACCATTTGCATTGTAAACATATTCATTCCACAAATTTCCGTTTTCATAGATAACAATTTTCCATTCTACAAAATATTCAATACTACATTTAGTCCACATATTATTTTTAATGTGTCCCGTATATATTAATTTACCAGTTCTATTATCAAAAAACTCAACTTTATAATCAGCTTGTTTATCTCCCTTTATTTCTACATAAGGACCTCTAACAAAATGATATATTAATTTGTTTTTAATAGGTTTTATATTATTTGTATTTTTCTTTAAATTATCGTATATCATTAATCCCAAGTTTTAATTGTTTCATCTAATAAAGAATATCCTTCGGCCTGTTTACTATATTCCTTTCTAGTTGTATATCTTAATTGTGGATGATTATAAAATATATGATTAAACCACAAATCACCAACATCCCATTCGGAATCTTTAATTCTATCATTCCACCATTCTCTATCTCTGTTTCTAATTAAGTAACAATGAGCAAGGTCTTGATTGTGACCTGTTTTAATAAAATCCTCATTAACATCTTCTCTATATCTAGTTGGATTATTAGCCAATCCTATATAATATACATCATCGTTATCTGCTATCTCACATGATTTATAAACAATATCTACAAATTCTTCAACGCTTGAATTAATATATCCATCTGCTTCAAATACTAAAGTATAATCATAACTTCTATTAAGATTTTCAACTGCCATTTTATGTGCTAAATAACAACCATAATGTCTACCAGTTATCCAACCCAATCCAGCACCAGGATATAATTCTCCTGGCTTATTATCTTTACTTATATGTTCGGGTCTTCTACAATGTTCAGATGGAGCAACATCAGTATATACTTCATTTACAATAGGAACATAATCCATTCCATATGCTTCTAATTGTTTTATAGAGTTCATACTAAAACGTTCTCTATCATTATATGGAGTTGTTAATAAATGTTTTATTTGTATTTTTGGCTTATCAGTAAATCCTTCTTTTAATTTTGGATTTAGTATATCTAAAATTGTTTTTTTAGTTTTAAACCTATCATTACTTATATAAGTTACTAATGGATTATTATCGTATGTATCTAAGTATGTATGTAATTTTCTAAATATACAAGGTAATTTATAAGATAGTGCTTCTTTAACTGATAATGGATTTAGTTCTAATGTTGAACTAAAATAAAACATATCTGCTGCTTGATAAAATTTATCAACATCATCTCTTTCTCCCCATACCACACAATTACTTGGTACATTTTTCATTAATGGTCCCCAATAATCTTCATAGTTCATAGCTTGATTTCCTACGAAGTGAAATTTAATTTTGTATTTTTCTAAATCAATTGCTATTTTAAAAATTTCAGCTTGGTTTTTACCAGAAGAAAATAATCCAACGTTTAATACATGTTTCCAATCAGATTCAAATCCTAATTGTTTTTTTGCTTCAGCTTTATCAAATATATAATCTTCGATTGGATATTCCCACAATTCTAATTCAACATCTACATTAGCATTAGCAAATTTTTGTTTACTCCATTCGGATACTAACACATACCTATCAGGATGATAATTAATATCTTCTGGATTTGTAAATGAGCCATGTGTTGTTGCTACGATGAAATATTTTCTTTTATTTGAAAATATTCTATTTAATATATTTTGTGGTAAGTCAAATTGAGGTATTTCTTGAAAATGTATAATATCCGGGTGGAATACATTTATAATATCTAAAATCGGCATTTTGTTTTCTCCCAACGTATGCACTTGTACCAAAGACTTAATTCTATTCTTTTGTACAACGTATGCATCTCCACCACTATTATTTATTTCAATAACTTCTATTTCAAAGTCATTAATAAAGTGCTTAATCTGCTTGTATGTGTATTGTGGTTGTCCCCCAGTAGAAAGATGAGGACAAATGTAAAGTAACTTCTTTTTAGACATGTTTTAATTGTTGTAACAAATATACAAAATAATTCTGAAAATACCAAATTTATTTTTTATTATTCTTCGTATGTAACGATTCCTTCATTTAAATCGATTTCTCCCTTTGGATATTGCTTTTCCAATTCTTTAATTGTAGTTGTAAATTTACTATTATTCAACTCAAATTCCATTTCCATAGATTTTTGTTCTTCCATAATTTTACTTATCTCAATCTTAAATTCTTTTAATTTTAAATGAGATTGTCCGATTCCAATAACCAGTTCGTTTGCTCTAATTTGCATACCTCTTAGGTCATCTATTAATTCTTGTGATAAAATTGCTGTTTTTTGTGTCATAACGTTAGTGTTTATATATAAGTATATATATTATGAATTTTTAGGAAACGGATTCTCTCCCAATATATCTTCGGGCCAAAGTGCTATTAATTCATCTCTAGTTGTAACAGAATCAATATTAATATCTGTTAGGTTTCTAAGTATTTCTTTTTTGGAAACTATTTCAGCTTGTAATGTTGTATTACCCATTTCTAATGCTCTCATATATTGAACATCCAAATCATTAAATAATTTTGCTCTTTTTATTCTAATTTTGGATTTTAACATTTCTAATGCTTTATTTGTATCGTATGTAAACATAATATAATTATTTTTATAATGAACCACTTGCTTTGATTTCTAACCATTTATCATGTGACATATCAAATATCCCAGGATATATAATCGGGCTAGTTTGTAAATTATATGAACCAGACCCCCAACCATCTGGATTTGAAAAGTCAAATGTATAACATCCCATTTCGTTATGATAATTAAATGGTAGTTGATTTGATGATAATATTTTATATGGGCTTCCAACCGGAATATCCCTTTTACAAATCCATTCTAAATCATATGATAAATTTGGCATTAACCAACATCCCATATTTGGGTCATCTTTACTTTGATAAATAACTATTTTTTCTTCCATAATTTTTATTTTTTATTTTACATAACTACTATAATAGATAATTCATCCATATTGTTTAAAGTATCTACGTTATTATCTTGTGTTCTAAAATTTGTAAATGTTGAATCTCCAGAAAATTTACCAGAATCAAAAGTACATTCGCTTTGACTTGCACCATCTCTTGTTCCAAATACAAATATAGATGGTGTAATTGTAGAAAGTCCTCCAGCTGAATTTGTTAATGCATAATTTACAGTATAACTACCTTGAGCAACACCTGCTAAAGATGTTATACATCCTCCGAGAGTTTGTACCGAAGGTGTAGCTGGTGTACCAGTTGTTACATTGACCATCGTCCATCTACCATATCCTTTAATCACAGGATATCCACCAACATCATATCCGATTGAACTACCAACGTTATTATGATAATACTTATCTGCCATCAATCCACCTTCAGCGTATGTGTATATTCCAGTTACATCAGGATTCGTAGCGTGCTTTAAAAATTTACCAGCACCAGCTGCAGTTTGAAAACCACCACCATTAACAATAGTACCAGCTGATACAGCTTCAACAACCAATCTACCACTAGCACCATCTTCCTGATAATTCAAACTAGCATAAGAACTTTCAAAGAAAGGACTTCCAGACGTATCATCAACAGATAATGTATATGAAACAAGTAATTTTACTCTATATCTAGTACTTGCTGTTAAAGTTGCACTAACAGTATATGTTTTTGGGTCAGTTAAAGTATCATAGTTTTGTTGTGCATAATAACCACCAAATCCAAATCCACTAGTACCAAATCCACCACCATAATAATCATCACCAAGCATTTGCCCATATGCATATGCAGAATCCGATGTACCATATGCTACAATATCATTTGTTGCATCTGGTGTTAATACTAAACTCACACCAAGAGATGAATATGCATTTCCGGCAGCTTCTACTACGCCGGAAGAATATGCAGATGCTGGATTCCATGTGTATCTTACATTGTGTTGCCCTCCATTAGCTGATGATATAAATGAGCCCAATTCATGATATACTCCCGTATAAAAGAAATTATTATTTCCATTTGTACTAGTCTCACTAACAACAGTTGCTGAGGTTGGTGTTATAACCAATGGAGTGGTAGTTCCTCCGGTTGGGAAACCCGGTGTACCATCAGTTGCTTGAACACCGGCAGGATTTGGTAATGTTAATTCTGTATTTGCTGTAAATCTAACTGCTCCATTTTCATCCAATACTTGAATTTGCTCTTCTGCTGCATCTAATTTAATTCTACTATTTGCAGTAATATAGAACGCTTGTGCATTTAATGTCCATGCACCAAATGTTGCTTCTGATGAGTTTAAAGTTCCTTTGAAGAAAGCCTGTCCATTTGATTTCAAAGCAAATCCAGGAGTTGTTATAGCACCATTTGCTAAATTAAGAAATGTACCACTATCAGAAAAGTTTCCAGCTTCAACTGATGCTGAATAGTTTGTTGAAAGTATTAAATTTGTTGCAACCATATTAGTTACAATAGAACCCGGTCCAATGTATGTTGCGGCACTTCCACTATTGATTTGGCTAATAGCTGCTAATGCTCCCAAAGAACCACTAAGCAAAGTAATTGCAGTTCCAGTATATCCATTTGCTGCTGTTACTGCATTATTATATGCAGTAGCTGCTGCGTTTGTTGCAAATCCTTGTGTTGCTGCATCGCCACCCGTTACAGTAATATCTCCCCTTATTTCTAATCCAGTACCAGTCCATTTAAGATATCTACTATTATCAGAATTGACCATTGACATTCTTGGCATATAAGAACCTCCTCCCAAATCATAGATACCTTGCCATATACCCTGATTACCATACCCAATAGATGCATATTGTCCTATTGCCATATATGGGTCATTACGTCCTCCAGCTAATACAATATTTGCATAAGCACTACCAGGGTTGTTACCAACATTGATTGTGTTTTTAACAAATGATTCTTCAAATATTGCAATCTTAGCTGCTACAAAGAATTCTTCTTCGCCCAAATATTGCCACCAAGCATTATCAGTTCCTGCGGTTGGTGCATGTGCTGCAACAAAAACATTATTCCTATCATATGTTGTGGGGCCAGAACCACTTATTGCTGCGTAATATGTTGTTGGTGATGTACCATAGATAACCGCATCTCTACGAGAATTATTTGTCTCAACCGAACCACTATAATCAATTAAATTACTCCATTCACCTCTCATTACAATACCAGGTCCAGTTGAACCTTCTTGTTGTATTGAAAGTGATTGAGTCTTATATATGGTTTGTTTAGGAATATTATTATTACTACCAGTATATTCACAATCTATTTGATAAACAACTTGTCCAACAGTGTTTGTTTCAGGAGATGACCATGCTGCAATTGCTGGTACTGTTGCTGGGTTACCAGTAACAAAACTTCCGGGTACCAATCCGCCACCTAATGTTAGCCAAGCTGATTTTGATAATACACTTACTCTACATCTAGAAGGATATCCAATAACACCATATGCATCAACTTTAGAATTACCCAATAAAGATGATGTATTTGATAATTCCACTTCACCCCTATAAGCTCTAATTGATGTCCCAGTTCCAGCAGTTGTAAATTGTCCAGAAACTTTGTAAACCGCAGATGAGTTTTCATTTGTCAAGTTTACAATATATGGGGCTGGGTTTGTGAATTGTACTGCAAATGATTGTGTTACAAATTGAGTTTGAGTTCTGCCATATTCTTCATTATTTTCAAAATCTACTTTATAAACAATTTCACCAGTTGTATTTGTACCAGGTGCAGTCCAATCGGAAATATCTCCAATTGATGCGGGATTGCTTGTTGGGAATTTATTTGATGCGGGTGTAATCCAAGCAGATTTTGAAAATATAGATGCGGATGAATATCCCAAAACACCTATGACTTCGTTTTGATAATCATAATCATTTTGTCCATCTGGTGCTGGATATGGATGTACATTTATTAATTGCGTTACTCCTTTAAATGTAGTAATTTTCATACCAGTCCCATCTAAAGAACTTGTCCATAAATTAGCAGTTATAGAAGTACTTTCGTTTGATGCTACTAATTTATATGCATCATTTCCAGCTTTAACACCTGCTATTGTTAATTGTGCTTCTGCTCTTATATCACTTGGTTGTAATAAGTTAAATGCAGGAGCCTTTCCATCGGTTATTTTTACTTTCCAAGTTTTATTTTCACCAGGTCCAGCAGCATCTGGTCCACTAATACCAGTAAATGAATATGCAGGTGGAATACTTTCCATTGGTTGAGGACCATCATAAAAAGTTTCAGTACCATCAGGTTCTACATAATATAAATAAGCTTGAGGGCCGGTTGTTTGTCCAGCTACATACGAACCAGTTGTATTAAATGCAGTTACAGTCAAATCAATACTTTCTAACGGAGCTATTCTATTACCATCTCTATTATAATTGATTGTATATGATGATGCTTTAAAATCTAAAGAGCGAGCATTTGCAGCTGCTACGTTTTTTATAAATGTTTGTGTACGAGTAAAAATAGATGAAGTTGGTTGATGACCAGCTCCTAATGCAAATGGATATACTTGAATTGTATAAAGTGCACTTGCCGAAACATATGGATAATCAAATCTATTATAAGTGACAGTTCCTGTTAATCCAGATAAAGATGATGATGCTATTTTTACAACTTGAATATTACTAGCAGTTATTGAATTAATTGTGTATGTACCTTTTCTAGCATCAGCATTTGCAAAAGATTCGGTTGTTGTTAATTTTAAAAAATCATCTCCTTCTTTTACTTGTATTGTTGTATTAGCTGCTGAATATCCTACCGGTGTTACAAAACCAACCTCATCTGCTGTTAATGACGCTGCAATTGGTGATATTACTATTTGAATTGGTGGCGCGCCTTCTAATACTTTAGTATAATTTACAACAACACTTGCAGTGTATATTGATGATGTATAATATGGATGTATTATTAATGGATATGTAATACTTCCACTTAAATCTGTCATATTTGATGAAGCACTCACTATCAATGATGCTGTGTATGCCGTTCCAAATGATGATGTAAAATGTACATTACCAGCAGTAACATTAGTATCTATTATAGATGATGTTGATGCATTTAATAAATAAAATGTACCATGTGTATTCAAATTATATTCAACATTTGCACTTGAACTAAATGCAAGATATCTAGAACCTTGCTTCAATCTAATATCCGTAATTGAAGGTCTAAAATCATTTATAACACCTCTTGAGTTTGCTCCTAAAGTTACTGCTATTGGATTTACTTCAAATATAATACTTTCATCTCCTTGTTTACCTTCAGGTACAATTGTAAATGTTTTATCAATACTAACCGATGCAGATGTCCAAGGTTCAGTATATGTAAATGTTAATGTTAAATTTTTACTTTGAGATAATGGACTTCTAACATATTCGGATTCGTTTCCTTCTGGTTTTTGTGATGGAATTATATTTTTATTATCATCCTTTGCAACAACTGTTATTGTTGGATTTAAACTTTGTGTATGATAATACATCCAATATTCAGGAACCCAATCTCTATTTATTGACATTGATGGATAAACCTGAAACGATGCTGTAATTGCTTCTATATCAGATGCAGCCGTTCCTCTTTTTGCAAAAGATGCAGTTGCAAATGCAAATGCTGGTTTAAATGTTGATTCCGTTCTTGGGTTTATTGTGAATGAATCAGCATTATATAGTACAACACCACTATCCAATCCATCTTGCAAATCCTCTAATATTTGAGATGCTAGAACAGAACCAGAAGTTAAGTAAGCTGGCCCAGATGCTGCTGATTGTGAAGATATCAAAAACACCGTTCTTCTGAAATCTATCGAGTCTCTATTAAACGTTGCGTTATAATTTATTTCACCACTACCCAATGAACCAGTAGTTAATCCGTATATGTATCCACTTGAAGATGCGTATGCTAAGTTTACAAATTTTTCAGCTCCATCCGATGAACGAGATATAATATGTAGTTGTTTATCCGGCCATCCCTTTGTTGGATATGTTAAACTACTTAATTCTATATCATTGATACCATCAATACGAATTGCTTGAACTTCTAAAGATGCAGTACTACTATTTCTAATTTGAGTTCCTCTATAAGGTCTAATTAAATAATTCACACCACCAAATCCATCCAATACTCTGGTGAATATTACACTATCAGTAAATCCTTCAACTTCTCCTGTAATTTTAACTAATTGAACAGTCTTATCAGTTCTAGAACCCGTAAAGTTACCAACTGTCATTGTTGGTGCATCCGATGTAATATCACTCAATAAACCAGGATATCTTCTTCCTGTAAAAGATGCTGTATAATCAGAACCCGATAATTCGTTTCCATCAAAATCAAAAGATTGGGATGTATATGTTACCGAACCAGTTAATAAATTTTTAGTTACTGTAAATCCAACAACAGTTGGTGGCACTGGATTTGAACCCGAATCAAATTGAAATGCCAATGAACGTGGTGTAAATACTAAACCTTTTTGTATTCTTTGCAAATTACCACCATCAAATGTTTTAGTTGCCTCTACATTTACAGGTATGTAATTGTTGTTTATATCATAAAATTCAAAACGATATAAAAATGTTTCTTCAGGTAAACTTCTTGGTACTGATTGTATGAATGTTATTTCATTTGGTGAAAATGATGTTTCTTGCGAAGCTCTTAAACTTACATCCGATAAATACCAGTTATCTCCTTTAACTTCAAAATATAATTTTGCATTATCAATTTTTTCTGCTTTAAAATTTGTAGTTAATGCAGTTTTTTGAAGTAGTGAATTATTCGAATTTACATTTACAATATTTTGTTGTATTTGTATTGTTTTTGCAGAACCATTTACAGATGTTTGCCTAGAACCACTTAAAAATGCTTTTATATAATTTTGAGAATTAACATTAGAAGTTCTTAAATTAAAATCTAAAGTGTATTCTGCATTTTCAGTTATACTAATAGATTTTGATATATGATAATAATCCGTTTTAGCAGAACCTAAAGCAGATACAACATCTAATTTTACAGAATTAAATAAATATGTTTGATTAAATTGCGTTAGTAACTCATTTGAAGATGTTACCCAATAATTTTTGTAATTATAATTATCAAATATTCCATAATATTCTTGATTCTTTGTATAAGATTCTAAATCAACTAAAAGTTCATTTGATTCTAATTTTATTTCTTGTACAAATTGATAATCTGATAAATCTGATTGAGATTTTCTAAATATTTTAACTCTAGAAACATCACCAACAAATGTATTTAATTCAGTTAATCTTATTTTTGCAAATGAACCAGTTAATGCTGTTTTTAAATTATTAACTCCCTCAACATAATTAAATGAAGCCGTATATCCTACATTGGCAAAATTATCAACCAATCCGTTTACCGTATATGGATTTTGTACTAATAGTTCTTTATTATTTATTACACCATCGGCAAGTGTTGTATAACCAATAGATGGCATATTAATATATGTACCAACTACAGACCCAGTCCAATTACTATTATCATTTATAGTCAGTAAATATGATGTTGGTGCAGAGTATCCTGCTAATTGCTGGTCTAATCTTGGAGATTGTGCAATACCAGTAACAGAACCAGTTTGAATTATTGTTGTTACAACATTATTAAATATTGGTTTAACTATTTCGGTTATACCAACTTGAGGCCTACGATAGAATCTTACTTTATCTTCATTTGAAAGTAATCTATTTATTTGAAATGACCTATTCCATTTAACATTATAAATACCTTGCCATTCGGTTGGAATTTCTACTGTATCACCTAATTCATTTGTATAGGTTTTTAATTCACCTAATATTGTTATACTACCTATACCAATTGGCGTATCTTCATAAACATAAACAGAAACAACCTTTGATAATCCTTCGTAGTATTCAGGAATACCATTACCAGGTTCCCAATATACAGAATTACCCTCAACATCTAATATTTGAATTTTTATTTCAGTACTCTCAAGCAAATCCTTAGAACCCTCTATTAAGAATCCATTTTTACCACCAGTAAATGTATCTTTAAATTCAGTAATTCTGAAATATTCAGAAAGTGGATTTGTATCCGTTACAAATGTTTGATAATTTGAAAGTGGTTGGTCTAGTACTTCTCCGTATTTTTTTATTACTGCCATTTGGTTATCGTATTGTATTATATTCAATAAATATTGGTAAAAAATAATTACTTTAATATTTATATTAGAAAACTAAAGAAAACTAAAGAAAGTTATGAAAAAATACGCAATGATACAAATAGATGCTCAAATACATCAAGCATTAAAGGAATTTTGTAAAGAGAAAGGATATAAAATAAATGGATTGGTAGAAACCCTTATAAAAGAAAAGGTGCAGTCTTTAAATAAGACCACACCTAAAAATATATTACCAGTTAAAGTTAATTAGAAGTTAATCTTACTAAAACCATCTATTTTTTTAATTTCAATAAGTCCATCCACAATATCTCTCATTTGTTCTAAGTGAGAAATTACCCAAATAAAATCAAATTGAGTTTTAAGATATTGCATCATCATAAATAGGGATGATAGGTTATCTGCATCCAATGTACCAAACCCTTCATCGATTACTAAGAAGTTAGGTCTAGGTAGGTTGCATATGTTAATTAGAGCCACTCTAATCGCTAATCCCGATATGAACTTCTCCATACCACTACACATCTCTAAAGCCCACTCCTGGTCTTCGTAAACGATTTTAGCGTTAATGTTCTTTCCATCAGTATCCATTGATATTGAGAAATCCACCACTTGTCCTAATATATTATTCACTTCGTTTTCAATTGCTGGAAGTGCTTTGGATATTAGTTCATATGGTACACCATCTTTCTTAACTGCATCTAAGTAGAATGTGTATAATTGGTTTTTACTTTCCAATTCTTTTACTTCCTCCATCTTAGCTACCATATTGTCAATGTAGGTTTTGGTTGCTCCTACCTCTGACATTAATTTCAACATAAGTTTGTTCACATCTGATATTTGCTTTTCAACACCTTGCTTTAATCTACGAACATTTTGAATTTGAATGTCTAATGCTTGATTCTTTGTAATCGTTTCTACATTATCATTATATCGTTTAATATCTGCATTTACAGTTTCGTTTTGAGTTTGTAATAATTCAATTTTAGAATCTGCAGTTCTAATATCACCTTCCAATCTTTCTGTAACATTAATTAATCTTTTGTATTCATCGGTATATTCTTTCCATTGTTTGAATTGTTCTTCTACACCTTCCCAAGAATCTAAAGTTTGTTGAATACCCGTACATTGTATAGTTGCATTTTTAACAAACCCTTCCAATTCAGGTAATGCTTCTTTTGCTCTCATTGCATCTTTAACAAATTCATTATCGCAACAAAACTTACAATTTGGGTCATATTCATGCTTATCCAAATGATTAATCTTTTCTTTAGCAGAATCTAATTGTGACTTTACTATTGAATAAGTTTTTTCTGCTTCAATTAAAGCTTTTTGTTCTCTTTGGTAATTTGAATATACAACTTCTATACCAATTCCATTTATGGTAACTTTAGAATCAACCATTTCTTTAGCTTCCCTAACCATTTCTTTAGCTTCAGTATGTTTTTGTATCTTATCAAATTTAGTATCTCCCCAAGTAGTTAATTCATCATCAATCTTTTTAACTTTACGATTTAGTTCATCGATATCTAAATTACCTTGAATTGGAATGATTTGTTGAGATAGTGTTACAATTTGTTCTTCTAAATCAGCTTTACGAGTTTCTAATTCTAATTTTTCCGAATCCAAACTATCATACTCCTCTCTCTTTGAATTCAAGTCGTTTTCTTTTTGGGCTAATTCCGAAGTGAAGTCGGTCTTTCTGAAATTTCTGATAAGTGCATTCACATCTTTGATATCGTTGGTAGCAGTATCATACAGCTTATCAAATATATCAAGTCCCATAAACTGAGCCATCAAGTCCTTTCTCTCCGATTGTGATTTATCAATGAATAGGGCGTTATTAGCTTGTAGTGAAAGTGCAGTCATAATGAAATCCTCATATCTACCAACATAGGTTTCAATGACCTGGTTTGTATCTCTACGTTCCGTTCCGTTAAGTGATTCTCTACCACTATCTCCCTCTCTCCAAAAGTCCACATCTACTTTTACGTTCTTTCCCTTATTGATTGTTCTTCCCTCTCTACGAATACCATAGACAACTCCATCTACGGAGAATTCTAATTGGCAATGGAAATCTTGCTTTCTATTGTTCATAATAGCAGATGCTTTATAAGCCCTACTACACTTATCGAATAAACAAAATGAGATTGCATCAAATAGGGATGATTTTCCCTGTGCGTTTGGTGCGAATAATCCCATCAGTCCGTTTACCTTATTGAAGTTGATTACGTTTTTCTCTCCGTATGAGAACATATTGCTGAAATCGAACTTTATTGGTTTCCAGCTTATGTTTCTTTGTAGTTCTGATGGTTGGATTCTACTATTAATGTCACGATTTATTTTCTCTATTCCAGCTAAGTCCTCCTTTGTCACAAATGGCATCATACGTTCCACATATTCCCCTATTAAAGAGTTTTGATGGTTTATATCAGCCACACTATCTACTTCCAACCTTGCTTCTCTATCGTTGGTTTTCTTCTTATTGAATGTATCCGTTCTAATGATTGTAAAGTCTTCCACACCATACTTTGCCGTAATATCAGCCATCATTCTTTTTGTATCTGCGGTATCCGTATTAGTTATCCTCACTCTTAAACGAGGGTATAACGGCATATCAGTTACATCCGGCACAATACCACCATCAACATCCAAAGTATAGTATCCATAATCGTTTTGGATATCAACTTCTTCATAGGTCATTGTATCTAAATCCCAAACTAAGAATCCGTGCTTGTCTAATGTTTCACCAAAGTTTTGTTGTACCAATGAACCGGCATATACCACCTTACATCCGCTTGGTGATATCATCTCTTGTCTTTTATGGATATCTCCTAATAAGGCTAAATCATATCCATCAAATATATCAGTTGTGAAGTGTCTACTACTAACTACATACCCTACATCAGTTGTAGAGTTATCAACAGGTCCGTGAAATAGTGCAATTTTTTTGTTTCCAAATAGAGTGTTTGCTTTTGGCCAATTATCTTTGTTGTCAAATATACTAAATACTGCAAAATCAACTCCACCAATACCATAAACTTGCGTATCTCTTAAATAAGTTAGATTTGGTAATTTTAATGCATCAACAATTGGAGTAAGTACATCCATTCTGTCCGAGTTGTTCATATTACAATCGTGATTACCAGCAATTACAATTGTAGGACATAGTTTGTTACATTCCGTAAACAACCAGCTAATCTCACTAACCAATTCAGGACTCATTTCCAATTTAGCATGAGCGATATCACCAGCTAAATAGATAATAGAATCTTCCGTTCCTCTTTTTTGTATTTCCTCAAACATTGAGTAAAATACTTGTCTAAACTCTTTGTGTCTTTTGATATTACGAATGTGTATATCCGCAATGTGATAAATTCTCTTTAAGCTCATATATTATTTAGTTTGGATAGAACTAAGTCATCCCATCCAGTTTGTTTTGCTCCCTTTAG